AATCCTGAATTTCATAAATGGTTCAATGAAAAGTTTTCAGGAGTGGAAAATGGATTTAAAGATGCATTTGGCATCGGTGAAGCTGAAGTAGAAAAAATGGATGAATTATTATCCAAAAAAAGAAAAGGTAGAAAAAAGAAAAACAATCCCGGTTCCTTAAATGTGTAAAGCAATTATTTTAAATGATACCCACTTTGGGTATAAGGGGGATTCAACTGTAGTCACTGAATATTTTATTCAATTCTTTGAAAAACAGTTATTTCCTTATATCGAAGAAAACAAAATTCAATATATTTTTCATTTAGGCGATCTGTTTGATCGTCGGAAATATATTAATTTTCGAACTCTTAATCAAGTTCGTGAACGAGTATTAAATGTGTTTGAACAATTGGGTACGGAAAACCACATCATATGTGGTAATCACGACACCTTTTTTAGAAACAATAACTCATTAAATTCATTAACTGAGTTGTTATCCCAATACAAAAATTGGCACGTTTATACTGATCCAACTGTAATAAATTTTGGTCCTCAAAATCAATATTGTGCCGGAATGTTACCTTGGATCAATGAATCTAATGAACAGAAAGCCATAGATTTCCTTCAGGACGCGTCCTGTCCTGTCTTGATGGGCCATTTGGAGTTAGCGGGCTTCCAAAGCCTCAGAGGGGTGTTTATAGACGTAGGATACGATCCTAAACACTTTGAGCGCTTTGAATATGTTCTCACAGGGCATTATCATGTATCATCTAAACGTGATAATATTCATTACCTAGGTACACAGTATCAAATGGCTTATTCGGATGTAAAGGAAACAAAAGGATTCCATGTATTTGATTTTGAAAAGCGAGAATTACACTTTATAGAAAATCCAGCTAAACTTTTTTATACTTTTGACTATAATGAGGATGAAAAACCAAATATTGAGTTTGATAGACTTAAAGATTGCTTTGTCAAAGTGTTTATCAAAAAGAAAACAAAACCCACACAATTTGAAAAATTTATAGATAAATTTTATGAAGTAGGGGTGGCAGAGCTGGCTATTACGGAAGAATCTGTTGCCGATAAAGAGCCTTTGGCAGTGGACGTTGAAAAAGATACTCTTCATCTTTTATATGAAGAAGTTAATGCCATAGAAGAAAAAGTTGACAAAAATTATCTTCATGATATAATTACTACAACTTATCAAACAGCACTGGCTGGTGATATCGATGATTGAATTTAAAAAAGTACGAATGAAAAACTTTGGGTCTTTTGGAAATAATTTTTCTGAAATTGATCTAGATACCAAAAAACTGACTTTAGTAACTGGAATAAATGGTCATGGAAAATCATTTGCATTTTTGGATTCCTTGACATTTGGTTTATTTGGTAAACCATTTCGACCAATTAATATTCCACAACTAGTAAACAGTGTTAATAATAAAAATTGTTTAGTAGAAATTGAATTTACTAAAGGCAAATCGCAATATCTAGTTAAAAGAGGTTTATCTCCTAAGCTTTTTGAAATATACAAAGATGGTAAACTTATAGACCAAAATGCAAAGTCTAAAGATTATCAAGAAATGTTAGAGCAAACAATTCTTGGTTTTAGTTACTCCGCGTTTAAACAAGTTGTGATTTTAGGTAAAAGCTCATTTGTACCTTTTATGCAGCTTACACCAGCAGAACGTAGAAAAATTATTGAAGGATTGCTTGATTTAGATATTATTGCAGCAATGGCTTCTGTAGTTAAATGTCGTTTATCAGAATTACGCACTGAACTACAAACTAGTCAGTCACAACTAACTATTTCAAAAGAACGACTCAAATCACAAAATGAATTGCTTAAAGAGATTAAGCAAAACTATTCTGAATTGTTAGATAAACAACAAAATAAATTACAAGATTTTGTAACTTCAAGCACAACTTTGCAAACCAAAGGGCTAGATTTACAAAATAAACTTACTCATTTACAAAATGAAGTAAAAACCATTAATAATAAATGTGTTAAGCTAAAAGAGATGGTAATTTTAGAAAATAAAATGAAGATTCAATATGAAACTTTATTGGAAGATATTAAAGCAACCGAGTCTCAAACTACATGCACATGCTGCGAACAAGAATTGTCTGAACAAGCAAAATGCAAAATTTTAAATACTAAGTATACTAAACGGGATGGATTTGTGACAGCTTTACAAGAGCTCTCGACTAAACTTCACACCCTAACAGAATTGGAGGATCAGCGTGAAGTTTTGGAAAAAGAGATTAAAACTCTTAGCATTGATCATAGTGTTTTGAAAAAAGAACAACAACTTATTTCTTCTAGAATTTTAGAAGTACAGGAAGAAATCGATACTTTAAAATCAAAACAACTTGACAACAATGAAATTTATGGTAAAATTAAACAAACCGAACAAGAAATTATTGCTAGAACAGAAGTTTACGAAAAGGCAATCAAAGAGCAGATTCATTATGATGTTGTTTATGATATGTTGCGTGATAGTGGCTTAAAAAGTAAAATTATTAAACATTACGTTCCAATTATAAATACTTTGGTGAACAAATACTTGGATAAGTTAAATCTTTATGTAGACTTTAATCTTAATGAAGAGTTTAAAGAAACCATTAAATCTCGCTTCCGAGATGAGTTTTCGTATTCATCATTTTCTGAAGGTGAAAAGCAACGAATAGATTTGGCTATTTTAATGACATGGCGTGAAGTCGCTAAGTTAAAAAATAGTCTTAATTGTAATTTACTAATCTTTGATGAAATATTAGATTCATCACTAGATGCTTCGGGTACCGAAACATTCCTTAAACTATTATCTAAAATGAAAAACAAGTGTTCTGTTTTTATTATCTCGCACAAAAGCGATCAACTAATTGATAAATTTGATCAAGCCATTTCAGTAGAAAAGAAAAATAATTTTTCACGTATTAAACTAGTATAAGCCATGAATGAAGAGAATTTTCAAAAGTTTACAAACCGTTCAAAGAAGAACAATTTCCGTCCAGCCAATGGCAAACGCCGAAACAAAAGAGAACAGCGCAGCGATAGGCACAAAGGAAAACAGATAATTAATGACTTGATTTTGGATGACATGCCACGGTATAATGAGCACAATCATGACCAGCACTAAAGTAAAACTGTCTAAAAATACGTTAACCATTCTTAAAAACTTTTCTAGTATCAACTCTAATCTGTTGATCAAGCCCGGTAGCACGATTAAAACTATTGCTCCTAGCAAAAGCGTCTTTGCAGAAGCTATTGTTGAAGAGGAGTTTCCTAGCGAAGTGGCTATATGGGACCTCGGTCAATTTTTAGGAGTCGTTAGTCTTTTTAACGAACCAGAGTTTGAGTTTGATGATAATTTTGTACGTATTCACTCCAATCAATCTTCTGTAAAGTATTTTTATTCTGCTCCATCACTATTGACTGTACCTTCCAAGGACATCAATATGCCAAAAGTTACGCACCAGTTTGTTGTTACACAGCAAACATTTGCTGAACTAATGAAGGCTTCGTCAGTGCTTCAGGTAAGTGATCTAGAACTTACTGGGGAAGATGGTATTATTGCTCTATCAGTATCAAAGAAGAACGACCCATCATCTAACTCTTACCGTGTTGAAGTTGGTAAGACATCAAAAGAGTTTTCATACACATTGCAGATGGATGATCTTAAGCTTCTACCCGGAGACTATACTGTTTCTTTGACAGATACTGTTGTGAGTAAGTTTTCTCATAATAATATGAGTCTTAATTACTACATCGCTGTTACTAAGGGCTAATATGTCAAACTCTGTGATTGATGACTTGATTTGGGTCGAAAAGTATCGTCCCAAAGCAATAAATGATTGTATTTTAACTAAAGAGTTGCAGAGCACGTTTAAAGGCATTGTACATGATGGTAAAATGCCAAACTTGATGTTATGCGGAAAACCCGGTACAGGTAAAACAACTGTTGCTAGAGCGCTGTGTACTGAACTTGGGATGGATTACATAATCATCAATTGCTCTGAAGAACGCGGTATTGATACTCTAAGAACCACCATTCGTTCGTATGCATCGACTAAATCACTTACCAGTGCCAAAAAAGCTATTATCTTGGATGAGTTTGATTATGCTAATCCACAATCCATGCAACCTGCACTAAGGGGAGCGATTGAAGAGTTTGCTCCTAACTGCAACTTTATTATGACATGTAACTATAAAAGTAGAATTATTGAGCCACTGCATAGCCGATGCACGGTTATTGATTTTACTTTTCCGCCAGACGAGCGTCCGGGACTTGCCAGTCACATGATGTCTCGCTGCCAGCATATTTTAAAGACAGAGGGAATCAAATATACCCCTGAAGTAATTGTTAATCTAATTGTTAAATACTTTCCAGACTTTAGAAGGGTAATCAATGAATTGCAGCGTTATTCTTCGCATGGAGAGATTGATATTGGTATTTTGGCAAACAAAGGTGACGTAGAAATCAAAGAACTGATTTCTTGCATGAAAAATAAAGACTTTGCTGGATGTCGTAAATGGTTAGCAACGAGTGCTGATGTAGGATCTCCTGACTTTTTTAGAAAGCTTTATGACGCCTTATATGCGTGTTTAAAGAAGTCTTCAGTTCCAAACATGGTGTTAATTATCGCTGATTATCAATACAAGTCTGCATTTGTGGCCGATCAAGAAATTAACAATACTGCTATGGTGTGCCAATTAATGATGGAATGTGAGTTTGAATAATGCAGTTAAAGGACTTTTTAAATAGCATAAACAGCACCAAAACTAATCTTATTGATTGTGACAATAAAGTGGAAAAAATATATCCATCTTTTATTGTTAACCGCTGTTTATCCTATTTTCCCGATACAATTTTAGCGGTCAATGCAGTTAATCAGATAGCCAATGCAGATAAAAAAATGCAGTATGACTATCTTATAAATGCCATCAGAACTAAGAAACGGTTTGCTCCATGGCAAAAAAAGATTGAAGATGAA